AAAACTCGCTCACCGTTTCGAACACAATCCTCAGCAACACCTGAAAAAACTATAGTCTTTCCTGTACCAGTAGGAAGCACCAAAAGTGTTTTTTTGTTTCCCTTATCCCATTCGTTCAGAATTGCTTTTCTGGCAGCCTGCTGATAAGGTCTTAGTTGCATAGCTAAAACCTCCCGGCCTGGAACTTCACATTATTTTCATCTGGCTCATAGAATTTTTTTATTTGATTTGAGGACTTCACTTCACCTTTGTCATTGGTCCAGTTGTCAATATAAACCTTGCAACGACCTTTTGAACCAACAACTGCATTCCAGTTCATCGATACCCTCTCACCCTTTTTACGTTGTCCTATCGATGTAAAGAAGGCACACAGCATTCCTTCTGTCTTACTATGTAGGAACAGATTATGTTTGATTATATTAATACCTTCAGGTCCTTCAACTTTCACGTGTACAATAGCCTTGTTGCATGGAGGCAGCTTGTCACTTCCATTATGTCTACCGCGTTCAAAGTCTACTATTTCAAAATCATAATCGCCATCTGGGAGCAATGCAAACTCTGGACCGTCATTCTCTATTTGGTCGTCCCAACCAAATTCTCTTTCAATATCACTCATGTCTTATATCCTCCTGTAATTTAAAATGGTATTTGGTCATCATCAACTGGTGTGAAGATGTCGTTTGCTGCTTTGTATTCCTGTATCATTATGAAAACTTGTGGCCATGCTCCAACTAATACTCCGTTAATAAAATTAGGATCATAATTCTCAACTGGTGTATTTTGTGGATAATAACCACGCTGTGCAACAACTGCCTGAATCTGATTTACAGATACACCGTTTTGCTTCATTAAATCCGCTAAGGCCTTGGGAATGCCCTTTAAATTGTTCTTAGATGCCTCAGGTGTATTTGCCTTTAGCTGTTCCTTTGGTGGTTCTTGTTGTTGTTTAGGTGGTTCAACCTTAGGAGTTTCCATTCTAGGTGGTTCTATTTGAGTTGTGTTACTTATAACTGGTGCCGTTTGACTATTGCCAAATATGTGAGCTATCTCGTTATAATTGAATGGCAGCTCATCAGGCAGGTCATGTCTATTCTTGGCATCCCACCAAGGACTATGAGTTGTATGCATAACTCTTGCACCGCCTTGAGCTTTATTCTTGCCCTTGGATGCTCCCTGGTTGTCTACATTGACCACATACACTTTATAATTTGCTAAAAGCAATATGTCTGCCCACTCTTTTAGTAATGGCATAGTCTTTTTTTCAAGTTTCATCTGCCAATGATCATATCCGCCAATTTCTTCAGGTTGTTCAATTTTCTTGATTTCAGCATGAGCTGTAACAACGACATTAATTCCCAATTCAATAATATCCTGAAGCTGATTTAAAAATCTTCCAAATTCCTCTTCCAGGTATACATACCCTTTGCCATATCCAAAGTCTTCAATGCCTTTTACATTAGCCTTTGAACAAATGTGTTCTGAGCAAAGCCTTTCTGCCCAGTCTGCTGTATCAACTACTAAGGTCTTGCATATTTTCGGATTTGCTTTCACATAAGCAATTTGTTGAAGAAGCATTGTCCAGGATGATGGCTTTTGAAATCTTGCTACATCCATATTTACAGTACTGTCCTCTGTATCGATAAACAAAGCTTCCGGGAACTTAGATGCAAAAGTTGATTTTCCTACGCCTTCTGGACCGTATACAACTACCTTTTGAGGTTTACTTAATTTTCCTTTTATTACATTCATTAAAACTCACCTGCTTTCCATTTTGGAGTTTCCTCCGCCTTTACGTCTTCTATTTTTTCAGCTCCTGCTACATAACCATCTTCAATAATTATGCTGCATTCATCACCGGTGCTGACTCTAGTTGCTATTGCCTGAAGTCCTTCAGATTCTAACCAGGCGCCAAATTCTTTCAGTGTGTCAAGGTCCATTTGTTCAAGCTTGTCTAATAGTACAAAACCACACTGAGGATTGAGTTTTCTTACAATTGCTGCAGACACTTTAAGCTGGTCTGAACCGGACATGTTGTCCCATTTGAACCCTTTGTATGTAAGCTCTCCATCTTCGACCGATAATCCCTGAAGAGGAAGCTCTGCGTTCTTCAGTAAATCAATTTTTGACTTTCTTAAATCATCAATCTGAGTTGTCAGTGTATTGTATTGACTTTCATAGTTTTGAGCATCTTCTTCAGCTTTGTCTTTATCTAAGTTTGTTCTTACTTTACGATTGATTTCTTCAATGTTTGCAATGTTATTTTCCAACTCTTCAGTTGATTCATCGTGAAGCTGTTCAGAAGTTTTATATGCAGTATTCATGTCCATATCTACCTGAATAAGCTGCTTTTGGTATTTTTCAAGTTCTTCTTTTAACATGTTTACTTTTTCTGCAAGACGATTTCTTTCTGCATGTAGATGTAATGCCTGATCTCGTTTGCGTTGATTCTCTCCATTTTTGGCAAGTATCTCTTGCTGCTGTTTAATTAATTCAGAAGCTGAAATAGGTTGCTTTGGTGCATCCGGATAATAAGTCATTTCTTTGGCAAACTTTTTCTTTTGGTCTGCTATCTGACCTATAGTGCGACGGCGATTGTATACTTCCTGCTCTTGTCTTTCTATTTCAAAAAGCTTGTCTCCCACTCCGATGATCTGCAGCAATGTGTTCGCCTTTTCTTTGCTTGTTGACTGCATGAACTTTGGAAGGTCCAATGCCAGTTGTTCAACAAATTCATTTAGAAGCTGCTGTCCACCTTTCTGGCCTTCCGGATCAATTACCTTAAGGTCTGAATTTTTGCCTTTACGCTCAACTATTAGTCCATTTGACATGACCATATGAAGGTTAGGCGGTATTACTGAACCGTTGCGCTGTGCATCCGAAGGACGGTATTTATCTCCGCCCAGTGCCCATGCTATTGAATCCAAAATTGATGTTTTACCTTGGTTGTTCTTTCCACCTATAACTGTTAACCCATTTGCTGTAGGTTCAATCTTTACAGCTTTTACTCTCTTGACATTTTCTATCTCTAATTTATTGATTTTAATACTCATCTTTACCTCCTTGACGTTATGTGTTATAATTAGCACGGATTAGTTAATTTCTTTAAGAGACCGCTTCTGCGCCAACAGGACGGTTTCTTTTATTATTGGCAATATAACCTTTGTCGTGCCTGTAATCATAGACCCTTGCATAGTCCATACCCAGCAAATCGCCTATCTCTCCGTCTGACATCCCTTGCTGGTAGAGCTCTATGAAACGTTCATCTAAAACTTCATTAACTGATTTGCCTCCTCGTTTTTTAAAGTTTTCAATTCTTACTTTTGTACGTTGATTAATCTGTTCACTTGCAAGTTTTCTTGTTGCCGGTACATTGCCGTTTGGATCAGAGTACTTCTTGATAGCCTCTTCTCTTCTTCTCGCTTCTGCTTCATCGGCCCAGGAAGAACACTTTTCTTTTACTTGTGATTTCAAAATTTCACAGCCCTTACCTTTACTGTAAAAGCATGTTGTGCATATATGGTCCATAGTGATTACCTCCTGTCAGCTGGCAAGCTATATGCAGCACTTCCTCTGTAGCCGGTAAACAATTCATTAAATACTTTGTTTCCGAATTTTTTATCACTATACTCTGCGACTTGATTTACAGATCCGTCCGTATAGTGAGCTGCAATTATTATGCTGTCTTCCTTTTCAACTAAATTTAGCTTTTGTACATTATCGAAGTTAATGACTTCTGTTTTGTTTTGGCTTAAAATAACCATTCTTTTACCCCCAAATTGTTTTTAATAGTTCTATTGTCATCTTTGCCAGCTCGTAGTACTGCTGTGGTGTTAAGGTTTCAATTACGTCGTAATTAATCGGCATGTCTTCAGGATTTGGTATTGATTTTGGCAGCACTTCTTTGAGCTCTTCATAATTTTTCTGTGTTTCGCTCTTTAGATTTTTAAGCACTTCCGTTTGGATCTGTTTCACTTCCGTTTGGATCTGTTTCACTTCTGGTTGAACAGTTTTAATTTCTTCCACTGCTTTGTCCACCTCTTTTTCAATTTTTTCTGGTGCTTTTACTTCTTGTACTTTTTCAATTATTTCCGAAACAACTTTTTGAACATTAGGTGAAACAGATGTCTCTTTCTTCTTTCCACCCCAGGCTTTCCCATTAGCTGGTAATTTCTCACCGCGAAGGAATGTGGATACCTGGCTTTGTGCAATTCCTGTTTCTCTGGCAATGTCAGTATCACTAAGTCCTTTGTTATATTGCTCCATGATCATTGCTTTTTTATCGTCTTTCAATTCTAATACTCCTCCTTTTTTCAATATGTACTCAATCTGTAAATCACTATATCCGGTCAATTGTTTTACGATTTCAATTTGATGCTTCTTATTCTTTGCTTCCCGGTATAACATACAAATCTCTGAATCAGAATAAAGTGCTATTTATTTCGCCTCCTTCCAAGTTTAATAGGTAGATTTCTTTTCATCTTCCAGTCACACGCATAACAGATATAAGTTTTTTCATTTACATATTTACTTACGCCTAACTCTTCATTGCAGATGACACAGATAGCCTTTTTTATAAGCTTACCTGCCTACAAGTAAGTTAGCTGGTAAAGACTATTTTTTGTAGTTACGTCAACTCCTAAGTCTGTCTTATTGATTTCTTTGATATTAGAAGTTCTTAAAATGTTTTCTCCAATATGAATTTCTAACCTTTTATCAATTTCTAAAGTAGTTATATCTAAATCTCCTGTAGATCCAACTAGATTAAAACTATCATACGGTGTTATTTGATTAATTTTTACTTTCATCCTTAGCCTCCTCTGCTTTATTTAACTCTGCAGCTAACATGGCAGCCGCCTCTCTACTACTGAACCACCCTCCTGCATATTCCCTGTTGCCTGAGTGGTCAACCTCAGCTGGGTACCTTAAGCGATAAACAGCATACATCTTCTCGCCGCCGATTAAATTTGATGTTACTTTCCATTCACTGTGCATTACTACCTCCCTTGTTTTCTATAAATCTTCTTATGTGCTTCTACTTCTTTTTGGGCCTTATTTGCTGCTTTTTTAGTTGTCTTGTTGGTAGGTTCTAATTTTCTTTCGCTAATTTTTATCGTTGGTAAATCTATAACGTCATAATAAAATGGCCACATTCTAATACCTCCAGATCACTATAAACATTCCAATGTAAAACATCATTGCCAGGCACCATTTAAGCCTCCAGTACTCCAGTGGGTCCGTGAAATGGTCAATAAAGTTTTTAATCATCTTCGCCCTCCGATTTGTTGATTATCCATGATTCCGTTATGCTTCCGGTACATCCGCAACTTTTACATTTAACTGCATAAATTTCATCATGATATCTACCATTTTTATGGACTTCGGGCGTTGAATGTATTACTTCAATACTTCCACATTCAGGACAATAAATTGCTGTCGTATTTGCCACTTCAATTTTTATAATATTTCTTAAAATATTAAACATCTGCATCCTCCACTATCCAAACTCTTGCCATGTGCCTGCCGTTCTCCAGGGCGACTTTTACATCTTCGACATATACGTCAATACTGTTGCCTTTTATCAGTCCGCCTGTGTCTTCTACAATTCTTTCGCCGACACCTTCTATGTAAACCTTGGTTCCCTCTGGGAGGACCGACCAATCAGCTGCGATAGTTTGTCCCGCTTTTACGGTTGTTCCGCTCCTGGTTATTCCGTAGGCTGGATGATCTGGAGTCTTCCCGGTTGACTCAACCCCTGCTGTGTAGTAAGTAATTTCAAATTCGCCTATATACTGGTTGCCCAGTTCTAGCTGTCTTAGCCGCCTTCCCAGGATATCATTTTCAACTTCTAACTCTGCGTTTCGGCTTTCCAGGTAGTTTTTATTTAATTCCAAGATTATAATCTTTGACTCAAGAGTGTCCATCTGTTCAGCGCCCTCAATACCGTATACCAAGTGCATGGCCATACTTGATACAAGCAGGATAATCATGGCAAATCTCTGATGTTTTAAATTCATTTTTCCCTCCTTTACAGTTGCCTTTTTTCTTCTGTGGCTTTATCTAGCCAATCTTTGAATAGCCCGCTGTTAATTTTTGAATGAGTTCCAACTTTTATTACCGGTAAGCTATTATCAGTTCTGATAAGCTCCCGAAGAGTATTCTCACCGATTCCAAATACTGCAGCTGCTT